ACGAGGTGGTGGACGGCTTTCACCGGAACCGCGTCGGCCGCGAGTGCATGGAAGTTCGCCAGCGAATTCGCGGCTATCTGCCGCTGGCGGTCATCAACACCGAACGCGAAGACCGTGGCGACCGGATCGCATCCACCATCCGCCACAACCGAGCACGCGGGAAACACGCGGTCGCGGCGATGAGCGACATCGTCATCGAACTGAAGCGGCGCAACTGGTCCGACGAGAAGATCAGCCGCGAGCTCGGCATGGATCAAGACGAAATCCTGCGGCTGTGCCAGATCAGCGGACTCGCCGACCTCTTTAGCGATCAAGAGTTCAGCCGCTCGTGGGACGTTGAGGGCGCTGTCACTGAGTCGGACTTCGTGGAGCTCACCGACGACGCCGACAGTTACGGCGAGCAGACCGACAATTGGCGGACCGTCAACACGTCAGACGAGGGCCGCGTCTTCCATACGTTTGACAAGTGGGAATGCCACAAAGCCGGGTTCTATGCCACCACGAAAGACGGCATGAATAAGGCGCAATGCGAGGAGGCGATGCGAGAACTGCTCGCCGACCTTCCTCGATTCAAGGCGGCACTCCAGGGCGTCGTCACCGAGTGGAAGCATTCGTGCGAACACTACCTGACGAACAACGCGATGAACCGGATCGCGTGGCTCGGGCAGGCGGCGACGTGCTACGCGCTCGGCATTCCCGCGACCTATCGCGGCGGGTTCTACCTGCTCACTGAGCGACAGCAAAAGGCTGCAAACAAGGCTGCTCTGGACGCTTTGAATCAGTGGCTGAAGGCGAATGGCAGGGACGCGGTCGGCATGGACGAAGCGGCTCCCGATCGCGAGATGGAGATTTACTGATGGGCGTCAAGCGTTACCGAGACGTGGACGTGCTCACTGCGGCCCGGCGTCGGATTGCCGACGCGTTCGATCACTTCGAGCGAATCTATGTCGCGTTTTCCGGTGGCAAGGATTCAAGCGTGATGCTCCATCTGGTCATGGACGAGGCGATCACGCGAGGTCGCAAGGTCGCGGTGATGTTCATCGACTTTGAGGCCCAGTACGCGGACACGATCTCGCACGTCGAAGAAATGTTCTCGATGTACCAGAGGCACATCGACGCTCACTGGATTTGTATGCCGATGCTCCTGCGGAACGCGGTCACCAACTACGAACCCAGGTGGACTTGCTGGGACGAGGCGAAGCGTGCCGCGTGGATTCGCGACAAGCCGATGGGCTGCAAGACCGAACGAGACTACCCGTTCGCCGTGGCGGGAATGGAGTTCGAGGAGTTCATCGTGCTGTTCGGCGAATGGTACGGCCAGGGCGAGCTCACAGCCGGGTTCATCGGTATCCGCGCTCAAGAGAGCCTGCACCGCTACTGCGCCATCGCCACGTGGGAAAAGCGCGGCAAGACATTGGGCGGTCGCCGATGGACGACCAACATCGTGGACCACGTCTACAACGTCTACCCGATCTATGACTGGCTGACTGAGGACATCTGGCGATACCACGCCCGATATACGGACAAGCCGCACAATGGCATCTATGACCGGATGCACCAAGCGGGAGTGAAGCTCTCGCAGCAGCGACTGTGCCAGCCGTTCGGCGACGACCAGCGTCGCGGGTTGTGGCTCTACCACATCCTCGAACCGCAGACGTGGTTCAAGCTCGTCGCCCGCGTGAACGGAGCGAACAGCGGAGCGCTCTACATCGAGGAGCGCGGGAACATGACTGGCTATCACCGGATCAGCAAGCCCGATGGGCACACGTGGCGATCGTTCTGCAACCTGCTCTTGCAGACGATGCCTGCCAAGACTCGCGATCACTACACCGAGCGGTTCAAGAAGTTCATCTGGGGATGGCGGCAGCGAGGCTATGCGTCGATTCCTGACGAAGCGCCATTGGAACTGGAGGCGAAGTGCTGGGCACCGTCATGGCGACGCATGTGCAAGGTGCTCTTGCGGAACGACTACTGGTGCAAGGGGCTCGGCCAGACGCAGCCGAAGAGCGAAGCGTACGGCGAGTACATCCGCATGAGAGACGCGCGTCGGGCCGCAGAGAAGGCGGCTCGTGAGGCACGTCCGAAGAAGACCAAGCAGGGGAAGACCCTGTTTGACACGGAGGTCTGCAATGCCACCACGTGATCGAGTCCCGATCGACCGAATCCGCGAGCTCCTCGCCCGTGGCGTGCGTCAGAAGCAGATCGCACAGCGGCTCGGCGTGTCGCTGAGCGTCATCAACTGCATCGCGAACGGACGCTATCGGCACGAACGCACGGAGGTGACCAAGTGAGCAACGACTTCTACCACCTCGACACGATCTCGCGGTGCGCCGACCTGCCCCTGTTCGCCCCGCGACCGCCATCGGCTCGCGGCAGCGTGACCTCGGCGGCCGCTGCCGACTCGCTCGACGGCGACACGCTCAACGCGATGCAGCGTCGCGTGCTCGAACTGCTCCAGGCGACGCCCGGCGGGCTGACTGACGAGGAGATGCAGAGGCGGCTTGGGATGAACCCGAGCACGCAGCGGCCACGGCGGATCGAGTTGGCGCGGCGCGGGTTCGTGGTGGCGGATGGGACGCGGAAGACGAGCAGTGGACGGTGGGCGACGGTGTGGAGGGTGAGCCGGGCGTTGCGGTAGGCACGACGCCGCTTCGACGCGGCGGGACGGGATTGACGAGTGTGCCACGGTAGGGGCTGGCACGAGACACAACGCAAGGAGGCAGGTATGCCGCAGGTTTTTGAAGACATCATCGTTGACGCCGAGTTCGCATCGCTGATCCCGCCGCTGTCGGCCGAAGAGCGGCAGCAACTCGAAGACAACATCGTTGAGCACGGCGGCGCGCGCGATCCGCTGGTCGTGTGGGCCAGCAAGGGGACGTTGACGCTGCTGGACGGACACAACCGCTACGAAATCTGCACGCGTCTCGACTTGCCTTTCGAGATCGAAGAGATGCGGTTCAGCGACCGCAGCCACGCCGAAGAGTGGATCATCCGCAATCAGTTCGGCAGGCGGAATCTGTCGGCGTATGTTCGCACGCAGTTGGCGTTGCGTCTGGAGGAGACGATTGCGGCTAGGGCTAAGGCGAATCAAGGCAAACGGACTGACATTCCGCAGAAATCTGCGGAATGTGTAACGCCTGTTGAGACGCGAAAAGAAATCGCAAAGGTCGCCAACGTCAGCCACGACACCGTGGCAAAGGTCAAGAAGATCGACGCTGCCGAGAAGGCTGGCAAGGTTGACGCCGAGACCGTCGCAAAGCTGCGAACCGGCGAGGTCTCAATTAACCGCGTCGTCCGAGACTTGAAGGAACAGGAAACCGCTGCAAAGCGGCAGGAGCAAAAGGCCGCAGCCGTCGCGAAGCGGCAGTCGGTTGATGGCCTTTACCTCGGCGACTTTCGCCAGATCGGCGACAAGATCCCCGATGCGTCCGTTGATCTGATCTTTACCGACCCGCCGTACGACCGCAAAGCCATCGAACTCTACGACGGCCTTGGTGAGTTCGCCGCTCGCGTGCTTCGTCCAGGCGGAAGCCTGATCGCCTACATCGGACAGATTCAGCTTCCTGACGCCGTCGCCGACTTGTCGAAGCATCTCCGCTACTGGTGGACGTGCTCCTGCTACCACAGCGGTCCGTCGCTCCTTCGAATGAACGAGTACGGCATCGTAAACGGCTGGAAGCCGATGCTCTGGTTCGTCAAGGAAACCAGAGGCGACAAAACCACTTTTATTAATGACGTGGCGACAGGCACTCGCGAAAAGTCGCACCACGAATGGCAGCAGTCTGAGCACGAAGCCCGCTACTTCATCGAACTGCTGACCGAAAAAGACGGGTTTGTGGTTGATCCTTTCTGCGGTGGTGGAACGACTCCAGTCGCTTGCATTGCACTCGGCCGGAAGTGGGCTGCGTTTGAGATTGACGAGGCCAACATGGCCAGGGCTAGCGAACGAATCGTGGAGGCTACGAAATGACTCGCGACCGGCTGTTCGGATCTGACGCTCCTTTCATGTCGTGGTGTAGGTCGTGCAAGTTGCTGCCGTCATGGTCAGCAGACTGCGGATGGGTTCAGACAGACGTGGATTCGTTTATTCACCGCTATCTGACGTGCGTTGACAGGCAGGGCACACGCGAGGTGCAGCCGATGATGGAGATCGAGGTAAAGACGCGATCTGGCAACCTGACGGCAAGCCAGATCGACACATACCGAAAGAAGCACGCAACAACTATTCCGCATCTGAAGTGGAACGGCCAATCGCTCGTGAATTACGGCGTGTCTTTTGTTCGCATGGATGGCACAAGCCCGGTCGATTCGCAATGGATGAAGTGGGGTAGGTTCAAGCGGTCGTCGCTGACGGAAATTGTCTGGCACGAGATCGTGCTTGATCAGTTGATCGAGTTGCTGAGGTTTGAACTCAATCCCGACACGCTGGCTACGAACTCTTTTCGCAGGCATCACAAGACCCGCAAAGTTCTGGTTTCTGAGGAGACTCCTCTCGGGTTCATAGCGGATCGCGAACTGACTACACGCAGCTAGGAGGCCAGCAATGGCCGGTGAATGGATTCCCATCGACTGCAACCTGGGCACGAAGCCCGAGGTGCTAGAGCTGGTGGACGAGACTGGCGAACCTGTTGAGGTCGTCGTCTATCGTCTCATCCAGTTGTGGTCGTGGGCCTCCATGAACACCGCTGACGGGACGATCCGCACCACACCGGCGCGGCTCGTGATCGTAGCGGGAGGTGACGAGGCGTTCTGGCTCGCTGTTGAGCGGGTCGGCTGGGTGTCGTTTTTGAACGGCACCATCGTCATCGAAGGATGGGAAAAACGCTTCTCTCGTGCGGCAAAAGCCCGCATGGAAGACGCTCGAAGGAAGGCGGAATCGAGGGCTGTCCGGCGTTTGTCCGAAAAATGTCCAGAAAAAATCGGACTAGAAGAGAGGACAGTACAAGACAGGACAGAAGAGAAGAAAGAAATACCGGCTGCGCCGGTTCCCACGAACGATCCGGCTACGCCGTCTCGATCGCGGGCGAAGCCTGCCGTTTCGTGGTCTGCGGACGACGGGTGGCAGGGCATCACGGACTTAGACCGCTCCGAGTGGGCCACGGCGTTCCCCGGTGCAGCCCTCGACCAGGAGCTCGCCAAGGCTACCGCGTGGCTGCGGGCGAATCCGAAGCGGTGCGGGAAGCGGAACTGGCGGCGGTTCCTCGTCGGGTGGCTCCAGCGGTGTCAGGACAAGGGCGGCACGCACCGCGAGCCCGGCAACCGCCCGGCAGGGCCGCCACCGGTCGATCCGGCTCGTCGCCGGTTCTATCGCTCGGACGCCGGTCGCAACATGACCGACGCGGAGTACGCGGTATGGCAGCGTGACCGCAACTCTGGAGGGACGACCGCTGCGCTTGCCACGGCGTTGAGACTCACGGAGGAGGCTCGGACATGACCGCCACCACGCTCCCACCCATCACCGATCGCCAGCGCGAAGTCTGGCAGTGGGTCCGCGACCACCACGCCCGCGAGCGTATCGGGTGCAGCGTCCGTGACATCTGCGATGCGTTCGGCTTCCTGTCGCCCGAGGGCGCTCTGTGCCACCTGCGCCCGCTGCGGAAGCGCGGCTGGGTCGAATGGCGCGACGGACGTGCCAACACGATCATCCCGACCCTTGAATCGCTGGAGGCATCCGATGACTGACCGCGAGATCACCGCTGCCCACGCCGCGTGTCGTCGCCGCTCATGGGACGACGACACGGACGACGCCTCGCGGCTCGTGCTCGAACGTGCTGGCGACGCGATGACAGAGTTGCGCCGTCGCGTGCGTGACCTGCGTCACCGTCTCGCCCGTCAGGCGTTGCACCTGGAGCGGGCCGAGCTCGACGCTGAGATCATGCGTCGCGCGGCGTTCGGCGGGCAGAAAGGCGGCGCGGCATGAGCGAGCTCGCAATCATCGCAATCGGGATCGTGATCCAGTCGGCGACGTTCGCCCTCGGGATCCTTGTTGGTGCGTCACTCAGGAGGAGAGGACATGACGACGGCAACGGCTACGAGAAAGCGAAAGAGTTCTGGCATCGTGCTGGCAACGGCGACACTCAAGCAGGCGCTCGCGGACGTGGCGGCAGCGGTGCCGACCCGACCGGCGAAGCCGACGCTCGCATACGTGCTGCTTGGAGGCGGCACATTGACAGCCACTGACCTCGAACTCCAGATCGCGGTCGATGTCCCGTACGACGGCGAGCCGATCCTGCTGCCGTTCGCGCGGCTGCGTGCGATCCTCGCCGAGGCTCGCTCCGAGGAGGTGACGATCACGCCTGACGGCACGTCGTGCGTCGTGACCGCCGGGCGTGGCACGTGGCGGCTCCCGGTCGAGAGCGCCGCCGAGTGGCCGACATGGCAGCACGAGCCGCTCAGGACGCTCGTGCGTGTCCCGTGCGACCAGTTCGCCAGGGCGGTGAAGGCGTGCGTCTACGCGACGGATAACGACAGCAGCCGCTACGCGCTCGGCGCGGTGCTCATTGAGGTGCTCGGCGGCGACTGCTCGTTCGTGGCGACCGACGGGCGTCGGCTCTCGCACGTGGCGGTCGAGCACGATCAAGCGGTGGACGACGGCACCGCGCTCGTGCCAGCACGGGTGCTCGCGTCACTCGCGAGCGTGGCGTCCCGTGGCGACGACGCCGTGCAACTGGAGGCGAGCGAGCACGAGCTCGTCGCCACGCTGCCGGGCTGCGTCGTGACGGCTCGGCAGATCGCCGGTCGGTTCCCTCGCTGGCGTGACGTGCTACCGAAGGACCGGGCCGGTGCGATTGAGACCGTGGTCGATCGCGACGAGCTTATCGCAGCGACCAGGGCGGCGGCGATCGTCACCAGCGAGCAGTCGAAGGGCGTGGATTTCACGTTCTCGGCCGACGGCGTGACGCTTCACGGTCAGAGCGCGGAGTACGGGCAGAGCGACGTGACGATCGAGGTCGTCAGCGGCGGAGACCCGGTGAAGGTGAAGCTCGATCCCGTGTTCGTCGTCGAGTGGCTGCGTGGTATCGCGACGGATGAGGGGCCGCACATCACGGTCGAGCTCGTGGACGCGCAGTCCGCGTGCGTGCTCCGCAACGGCGGCGTCTACACCGGCGTGATCATGCCCCTGTCGAACGACTGAGGAGGTGCAACATGGGACACCGCAGAATCACGGACGCCGCCCTGCTCTTTCGGTTGTGGCACGACGAGACGCTTCGGGTCGAGGACATCGCGGATCGGCTGCGCGTCACGCCGAACACCGTGACACGCACGGCGCAGCGTTTCGGGCTCGCGAACCGCAACCGTGTCGTGAGCGAGATCCGCGAGCGTAAGGCGATCGAGGCGGTCGAGGACGACTCGACTGTCGTCGATCTTCGTCTCGACGCCTGGACCGAAGAGCGGGCCAGGCCGATCCGCGAGGGCTGGAGCGAGGAGGTTCGGTACGAGCGGCGCGCCCAGAAAGTTCAGCCCATCTGCTACGGCGGGGTGTACTGGTGAGCGCACCGCTGCTCTTCATCGTCTCGCTGATCTACTGGGCTGTCGCTGTCGAGCAGTGGTGGAAGGGCTCGCCAGCCGGGTTCGTCGTGTGGGCGAGCTACGGCGCGGCGAACTGGGGACTGATGTGGATGACGAGGTGAGCAGCACAGCGATCCCGGCGGGCAGGCGGCGGAAGGATAAACCGCGCGGCCGAACCCGCCGGGGTCGTCTGTTCGCAATTCGAGAACTGCGAAACAGGACACTACACGGTCGCGAAACGGTGTAGTGAGAACACGCAGGATAAGCGGCGGCCCCGCCGTCCGCTTCATCCGCTGGTTATCCAATGAGCACACGATCACAGTTTGCGTTTGCGGCTCTCGACGCTGGCATCCGCGTCGAGGAGAACCAAGCCGAATGGCTGGGAACGCCGGAGGCTTGCTGGGACGCATACGTTGCGAGCCGGGCGACGGCCACTCGCGATCGGCTCGGGTGCGACGTGTATTGGATCGAGGCGACCTGCGGCGAGCGGACGTACTGGAAGATCGGCATTTCGCAAGACGCCGAGAAGCGGATGGAGGACTTCGCCAAGACGTTCCCGATTGCATCGTGGCGGATTCTGCGGAGGTGCCGAATGGCGAGGCGTCAGGTGGCCGAAAGATGCGAGGCCGACATGCTCGTGGCGTGTCGCCACCTGCACATCGACGGGGAATGGATTCGGACTGGATAACTTGTGTTTCTACTGTCCGTATATCACGCCGCTTCCGTGTATCACGCCCCCACTCATACTGGAAACTCAGCGAAAAACGACTGATTGCCAATATGAACTGGAAGCGCCGCCCCTAACTGCAAGGCCACTAGCCTCGCGTGCCATGATCGGGCATGCGACTCCTGGCGACTCTCATCGCCGTGTCGGCCCTCGCGGCGTCTGCCGCCACGATTGACGAGTCGAAGGGCGACGGCCGCTACCTCGACTACGGTGCGACGTTCTCGGGCTACGTTGTTCGGGTCGTCGGCAACAACGCCGAGGGCGTGCCGCTCGCTGGTTCTGGCACGCTGATCTCGCCGCACTGGGTGCTCACGGCGGCCCATGTCCCGCACGAGATGACGGCGGTGACCGTCGTCCTCGGCGGCGAGCGGCTCGCGTGCGACCGTGTCGTGCGGCACCCAGAATGGGAAGGCGTCTACGGGTGGCACGACATCGCCCTGGTGCGGCTCGGACAGCACCGGCACGCCGACGTGTACCCACGGCTCGCTGACGGCACTGAGCGTCTCGGCAGCGTCGCCGCCGCTGCAGGGTACGGCATGACAGGCACGCTCACCCGTGGACTCACGGGAGGCGACCAGCGGCTGCGTGCCGGGACGTGCGTCCTCGGGTCGATCGAGCACGGCGTCTACGTGTGCCCGATTCGCAGGACGCCCGACGCTGGACCGCTCCCGGCGTGCATCGCGCCGGGCGACTCGGGCGGCCCGCTCTGGGCAACGGCGATCGACGGCAGCACGAGGCTCGTAGGCGTGAACTCCTACGTCGCCCGCATCGGCGGAAAGACGAGGTACGTCCTCGGCGAAGAGAGCGGGCACACCCGCGTGGTTCTCTACCTCGACTGGATCCGGAGCGTGGTCAGCGAACTTGACGCGCCATGCACGATGCCGGAATGCCGACCGCCACGCTGAGATTCCGATTGCCCGAGGACGAGGGCGAGTTCCGCGACTGCGTCGAGGGCTCGCGGGCGAAGTCGATCGTCATCCTGCTCGATGATCACCTCGCCACCGAGATCAAGGGTGGCGAGCTCGGCCACGATGTCGAGGTGGCGTACCAAGAGCTCCGCGAGTGGCTGCGGAGTCAGTGTGCGGAGCACGGGCTCGATCTGCTGTGACCATCACGCTCTCCATCCCCGGCGATCCGGTGCCGCAGCCGCGCCCGCGAGTGTCCACCGCTGGCGGGTTCGCTCGTGCGTACGTGCCGAAGAGCCACCCTGTCCACGCCTACCGACAGGCGATCTCGATGGCGGCAAGCGTCGCCGGGCTCCGCGAGCAGTCGCGGCCCGTCAGCGTTGTGATCGACGCCGTGTTCGCACGGCCGAAGTCGCACCTCACAAAGTCGGGCGTCAAAGCAACCGCACCGGCGCTGCCGCGTCCCGACGTGGACAACCTGGGCAAGGCGGTCCTCGACGCATTGCAGGACGTTATGGGCGACGACACGCACGTGGCTCGGCTCGTCGTCGAGAAATCGTGGGGCACCGAAGGTCGCACGACGGTGCGGATCACATGAGCTACGAGTTCACGCACGACTGGTGGACGATGCGTACGAACGCATGGCGTGAGCACGTGCTGCCTCGCCTGCCGCACCCGTGCCGCTGGCTGGAGATCGGATCGCACGAGGGTCGCTCGGCGTGCTGGATGCTCGATGAGGCGCTGCAACACGGCGACACGATAACGTGCGTCGATACTTGGGGCGGCCCATTCGACGGCTTCTCGGCTGACAATCCCGAGGCGAGGTTCGACGCCAACCTCGCCGGGCGTGCCGAGAAGTTTCGCGGACGCTCGCACGTCTTTCTCGCCCGCGCTCTCGCCGAGCATCGGCTCTTCGACGGCATCTACATCGATGGCGGGCACGAGGGCCGCACGGTGCTCGAAGACACGGTCCTCGCGTGGCGGCTGCTCAAGGTCGGCGCTGTCATCGTGTGGGACGACTACGAGTGGCGCGATCCGCACCCGCACCGGCAGCATCTGCCGACGCCGAAGCCTGCGATCGATGCGTTCCTCGCGCTCTACGTCGGGTGCGTCGAGGTCGTGCACCGCGAGTGGCAGGTGATCGCTGTGAAGCGGGGCGAGTGAATGGACATCTACGCGATCACGACGAGCGTCAACTACGCGGACTACCTGCCGCACTGTCTGCACTGCCTCGCCGGTCAGGTGTCGGGCGTCTGCGTCGTCACCGAGGCGAACGACGCCAGCGTTGACGTGGCCCAGCGATTCGAGGCGACGCCTCTGATCTATGACGGGTGGCACGCCGACGGCGCTGCGTTCAATAAGGCGGGTGCGATCCGGTTCGCCCAGGAGCACCTTCACGCCGCGTACCCGGAGGCGTGGTATCTGCTGATCGACGCCGACGTGATGGTGCCGACGAACGCTCGCGAGATCATCGAGCAGGACGCGACGAATCCCGAGACGCTCTATGGAGCGAGGCGGGTCGATTTTCACACGCCCGAGAGGCTCATGGAGGGCAAGCCGAACAAGGCATACGCCTCGATGTTCGCCGGATTCTTTCAGCTGTACCGGCGGCACGTGCTGTACCCGGAGTGGTCACGCACGGCCGAACTCTGCGACCTGTCGTTCGCGACGCAGTTTGCGTCGTGCGTCGTGCTGCCGATGACGGTCGGTCACTGCGGCGTCGAGGCGGTCAACTGGGAGGGGCGGCGTTCGCCGTTGTGGCAATGTTGACGCTCTTCACGCTCGTCTTGAACGGCGAGCCGTACATCGAGCAGCACCTCGCGACGTTGCGTCAACTCACGATCCCGTGGCAGTGGCGGATCGTCGAGGGCGTCGCGGCACCGACGCACTGCACGGCGTGGTGTCAGACGATGCCCTACAAGTGGCACCGGGACTTCGTCAGCGTGGACGGGACGCACGAGTACGTGCGGGCCGTGAACAACACGCCGAACGTCACCTGCTCGTGGCGTCACTCGCCGTGGGACGGCAAGATTTCGATGATCGCCCGCGCTCTCGAAGGCGTCGAAGGCGGCGTCGTGATGCAGGTGGACAGCGACGAACTCTGGCAGGCGTGGCAACTGGAGCGGATCTATTGGCTGATGATGCAGCAGCCGGTGGCGACCGCCGCGCGGTTCGCGTGCCGCTACTGGGTCGGGCCGTCGAAGCTCCTGACGAGCACGACGGGCTGGGCTCGCGGCGACCTCGAATGGCTGCGAGCGTGGCGTTGGGGACCGGGCATGCGGTTCTTGAGACACGAGCCGCCGATCGTCACTGGATTTGACCGATGCGTGAGCATCGAAAGCACCGAAGCGGCGGGGCTCGTGTTCGATCACTACGCGTACACGACCGAGCAGCAGATTGCGATGAAGCAGGACTACTACGGGTACGCGGGGCTGACCGATGCGTGGCATCGGCTCCAGGCAACGGCCGGGCCGGTGAACTTGCAGGAGTTCTTTCCGTTCGCGATCGGGGCGACGGCGGATGACGTGGGGATATGAGTCAAGAAAAACTGCTCGGCCGCAGGGTGTGTTTGGACTTAGACACGCGGTGCATGCATCGTGCCAATTCGGTGCTTCCGGGTGTTGTGGTGGCAGTCTCTCAGCTGCGTCGAGCCGACGGGTTGCAGGTCTGGAGAGGCAAGCATCCCAGCGTTGAGCTGCGCGTGAGGCTTGACGATGGACGCGAATACGAAGCAACCGACTGTGACATCTTCGGTTTTGTCACCGAAGACGGTCGCATTGCCTGCCGCACGTTCGACGGTAAACGCAGGGAAGGCTAAGTGACGACCTTCACCATCACCGCCGCCGACATCGAGGCTCACCGCCCCGATGTGCTGCTCCCGCCCGACGAGGAGTTCGTGGAGCAGTACGCCGAAGCCGTGCGTGTCGGGCGAGAGGTCGCAGCCGATCGCACGGTCTCGCTGGTTGCCATCTGCCGCAATGCCATGCCCTGGCTCCCGCAGACGCTCGGGCTCGTCGAGGAGACGGGCGCGATGTTCCGCTCGTGGTCGGCGTACATCTTCGAGAACGACTCGTCCGACGAGACGAAAGACGTGCTCGCGGCGTGGGTCGATGGCACGCAGAGGCAAGTGTCGCTGAACATCAACCACCGACCGCACCTCTCGCATACGATCGACACCGAGCGAACGGTCGCACTCGCGGAGTACCGCACGCAGTGCCAGTGGTGGGTGCGGCACGGCGAGCCGTGCGACTATGTCGTCGTGTTCGACTCCGATGCCTGGGGCGGCTGGAGCGTGGACGGCGTGGCGACGAGCGTGGCACATATCGAGGCTGCTCGCGTGGCGTCTTGCATGGCGAGCTACTCGTGGGCCGAACACAACGGGCACGCGATCCAGTACGACGCATTCGCTGCACGCCAGAATCACTGGCGGCGTCGCGACCAGACGTGGTTCCACCACTGGCACCCGCCTGTGGGCTCGCTGCCTATGCGATTCAACAGCGCCTTCGGGCAACTGGCGCTCTACCGGAGGGACGCCTACCTCGCCATGCGGTACAGCGGCGAGGATTGCGAGCACGTGTGTGCTCATCGCACGATGCCGGGGCGGTTGTATCTCAACCCGTCGAGCCGGTGCGTCTCCTACTGGACACCACGCGATGCCCGGCAACACGGCGACAATTGACGCCGCGATCCTCCGCGTGCAGTGGGAATCGCAGATGCCGATGGCGGAAATCTGCACGCACTGGACGATCGCTAAGGACCAGCTCATACGCCTGCGCGACGTGTGGCATCTGCCAAAGCGTCACGACCGCAGCCTGCGCTACAAGCCGCCTCGTGATCCTGGCCCCGATGACGAGGAGGAACGGGCGAGCCGCGAGAGCCTGTCGCTGGCTCCGCAGATCGCCGCCCGTGCGACGTGCGTGCAAGCGCTCTGGACCGAGCAGCAACGCCGCGATCGCACGATGGCGACGACGCCGAGCGAGGGGATGCTTCGCTGGATCAAAGCCAAGGACATCGTCCAGCGGTTCGTCGGAGACGAACTGCAAGGCTAGGGGGACACCGTGGCAGACTCGTGGGATACCCCGGAGTACGTGCCATGGATGCCCGCGAGCTCGGTGCCACGCCCGACGAGATCACGCAGTACGGCGCGACGCTGTCGTTCTGGGACGCGCTTCGCCTGCTCCAGAAGTATTCGCCGGTCGTGAACTACGCCCGTGCGTTCGTCTCGGAAATCGACCCGTACAAGAAGGGGCTCGTCGTCGCCGATGCATGCGAGTGGATCGCGCAGCAGACCGACGCGAGGCTCGACGACGAGCTCGTGCGGCACGTTGCGGCGGTGCTGAAGACTGCCGAGGGCGAGGCGCTGGTCCGGTTCTGCCTCTTCCAGGTCGGGGTGAAGTGAGATGACGACCGATGCACTCCTACGCATCATCGCCGTCGCTGCTGCGGTTGCTCTGCTCGCTGCGCCGTACGCTGGGCACATCCGCGTTGCGGCCGCCGCAGCCGCCGAAGCCGTCAGGCAGCACAGCGGGATCATCGGGCGTCTGATCGCTGCGAGCCTGCTCATCGCCGCCGCGTGGGGCAAGGTGCCGATGCCGACGCTGCCCGCCGTTGGCGGTGGCGTGGTCGCTCCGGGGCTCGCCGTCGAGGAGCCAAGTGCTGCCATGCGCGAGACCGTTGAGCCGATCGCAAAGCAACTCAGGGGCATGAGCATCTCTGATCGGATGCTCTGGGCGGCGACGTGGTCGAAGGTCGCGCTCGTCGCGGCAGGTGACGTGGCGACGACCGAGGTCGTGTTCTCCGATACCCGTGCCCTGCGGATGTACACGGCGCTCAGCCTCGACATCGCGTGGCGACGTATTGGCGGTCACAAGCCGGGCAACGAACCGCTTCGCTCTGCCGTCGAGGCGGCGTACGCATCGGCGGTCGGTGACGCGATCGTGCCGGTTGACGCCAGCGTCCGCGAGCGGTACGTGGCGTTCTGCCGAGCGGTCGCTTGGGCGGCCATGCCAGCCGGGGGGTGAGCATGACCGCCGACGCATTCGTGCCGCTCTTCGGCTACACACCCGACCCGGATGGGGCGGCGGCGTTCGTGTCGTCGCT